GCACCACTTGGCGGCGCGCCCTCGCCGCCATCACCAACTAGGAGAAACGTGCGTGGCCATCAGTCTCGCATCATTGAAGAAAACCAGCGCCAAGCCCCACCCGCTCGTGCTTCTTTACGGGCCGGAAGGTGTTGGCAAGGACACGCTCTTCGCGGAGTTCCCAAGCCCGGTCCTCATCCAAACCCCCGGCGAAAACCCGCCCACCGGCGTGTCCATCGACTCCTTCGGGACGGTTGAGGACTTCGACACGCTCATGGAGTGCTTCGCCGCCCTCTTCACTGAGGAACATGCGTTCGGAACGCTCGGCATTTCCGCGGTGGACGGCATTGAGCGCATCGTCCACGCCGAAACGTGCAAGCGCAATAGCTGGGCCAGCATTGAAGAGCCCGGTTACGGCAAGGGCTACATTGAGGCGGACTCGGTGTGGGAAGAGTTCCTTGCGCCGCTCCGCGAACTCAACAAGCCCGTTGCCGAAGGCGGCAAGGGCATGGCCGTGGTGCTCATCGGGCACACGGAAATCCAGAAGTTCGATGACCCGGCGGTTGGCTCGTTCAACCGCTATTTCCCGAACCTCCACAAGCGCGCCTCCGAACTCATCCGCGAGGGCGCGGACATCATCGCCTTCCTCACCCACCGCGTGTCCATCGTCAAAGAAAAGGGTGCGTTCGGAAAGGATGAGAAGAAGGCGGAGGGCTCGGGCTCGCGCATCATCTACTTGGAAGAGCGGCCGGGCTTCGTCGCCAAGAACCGCTATGACATGCCCGAGTCCATCAACTATCAGCGCGGCAAGGGATACAAGGAACTTTCCAAGTATCTCCCGGAGGTGGCGAAGTGAGGGCGCTTCGCTCCCTCGCGCTCGCTGGCGCCGCCATGGCGTTCAGCAGCGCGGCCTTCGCCAACGCGCTCGGCAAGGCGCCGCTCGGGCCAATCATCATTGAAACCGGACCGCGGGTGCACGTCCAAGGTCCGGGCGGCAAGCGGGTCCCGGTCAAGACGAAGCGCGGACGCGAGATTGGCGAGCGGGATGACCCCTTCTTCGGCATCGCCAGCAAGGGCCGCCGCGGCGCCCGGGCGCGCATGCGCGCCATGGAAGAGGGCCGCATCGCGCTAGCCCGCCGCAAGGCGAGCAAGCTGCCTCCGCGGTCCAACCCGTTCCTCAAGGATGCCCGGCGCAAAGCCTATGTGGCGGCCGTCAAGGACATCGTGAGCATCTTGGACCGCAACGGCATCAACCGCAGCCCGGATTGGGTGCGGCGCGAGGCCCGGAAAGCCGTCCGGCGGGTGGCCGCGTGATGGGCTGGCCTCAAATCGCGGTCATCGCGCTCACCTCCGCGGGCCTCGCAATTTCACTGGCCAAGCACGGGGAGGACCGGGGGCGCTTTAGCTTCCCCGTGGCGCTTCTGTCGGCCGCCATCGAAATCGGACTTCTCTATGCGGGCGGCTTCTTTGGCTGAGCCCGGCACCACTCTCCCCCAGCGTTAAACGGAAAGGAAACGCACACCATGGCCGCACTCGGCGCGCTCGACACCAATGTTGAAGTCAACAACAGCACCGGAGGCGGGGGTTTCACCATCCTCGCGGACGACAATTACGAGTTGGAAATCATCGAATCCGATGTGAAGGCCAACTCCAAAGCCACCGGCCAAAACTTGGATTTCAAGGTCCAAGTGGTGAGCGGTGAGCACAAGGGCGTCACCTTCTTCGACGGCATCAGTTCCATCCAGCATGAGTCGTCACAGGCTCAGGCCATCGCGCAAGGCCGCCTCAAGGCGCTGAGCGAGGCGTGCGGCGTGGACTTCACCACGCTCACGGAATCCGAACAACTCCACTTCAAGCCGTTTTGGGCTGAGGTCCGTTCGGAAACCTACTTCTCCAAGAAGCACAACGAGAACCGCACCAAGAACGTCATCGGCCGGTTCCTCTATGAAGGCATGCCGGAAGGCGAGGAAACCCCGCCGTCCGCTCCGCCGCCGGAGAAGGGCCAGCCCAGCGCACCGCCTCCCGCCAACACCAACGCGGACTCCGCGAAGAAGAAGCGTCCTTGGGAAAAGTGACCCCCTGACTTGACCCTTTGACGCTGAGCCCGGGGCCACGCCCCCGGTCCCGGGCTCACCTCCACCGCCAACGATTTTCGCGCGCGCTCCGGCGCTCACGGGAGAGTTATGCCCGCACTACCCAAGCCGCCGTCCAAAATCCCGGACCTCGTGTGGGCCGCCTATGTGGACCGCAACGAGGATTGGGATGGGCTCGGCTTCTCCCCCTCCATGCTTGGCGAAGAGTGCGACCGGGCCTTGTGGTATTGGGTGCGCTGGGCTCCCGCGAAGGAAGCCTTCCTCGGGCGCATGCTCCGCCTCTTCCAAACGGGCCACCGTGAAGAAGAGCGCATCATCAATGACCTCCGCATGGCCGGGCTTGAGGTCCATGACGTGGACCCTGACACCGGCGACCAATTCAAGGCGCGAGCGCTCGCCGGACACATCCGCGGCAAGCTGGACGGCATTTGCCGCGGGGTGCCGGAGGCGCCCGACAAGTGGCACGTCCTTGAGTGCAAATCGCACAACCTCAAGTCCTTCAAGGCGCTCCGCGCGGCCGGACCCGGCGGCCTCCGCAAGGCCAAGTTTGAACATTGGGTCCAGTGCCAAATCTACATGCACATTCGGGGCATTGAGCGGGCGCTCTATGCCGCCGTTTGCAAGGACAATGATGACCTTTGGTTTGACCGCGTGGAGTATGACGCCGCGTGGTGCGCCAAGACGCTCGCGCGGCTTGAGAACATCCTCCGCTCGCCCACGGCGCCGCTCCGCATCAGCAATGACCCGGCCTTCTTCGGATGCCGCTTTTGCCGGGCCAAGCCGCTTTGCCACGGGCAAAGCTTCGCGCGGCTGAATTGCCGGACGTGCCTCCACTCCACGCCTGACTTCTCCGGTGACGCCGCATGGACGTGCGCCCGGTGGGTCAAGCCGCTCACGCTTGAAGAGCAAAAGGAAGCGTGCCCGGCGCACCTCTACCTCCCGGACCTCGTGCCCGGCGAGCAACTGGACGCCGATGAGGAAGCCGAAACCGTAACCTATCGGCTGGCGGACGGCCGGATGTGGGTGGACGGCCGCGACCTCGCGGCCGCGCCCGAAGTCAACCCGGAGGCGGAGGAAGCCGCCGATGGGTAAGCGGTCCAACTTTGAGCGCAAAGAGCGCGACTTCTATCCGACGCCGTTGGAGGCGGTCCTCCCGCTTCTCCCGCACCTCGCGCCGGGCACCGCCTTCATTGAGCCGTGCGCCGGGGACGGCGCGCTCATCCGCCACCTTGAGGCCCACGGCCACGTTTGCACGGCCGCCTTCGACATTGAGCCGATGGGGCCGGGCATTGAGCGCAAGGACGCCATGGAGGTCCGCATCACCGGCGGGCTCTTCATCACCAACCCGCCGTGGGACCGCGCTTTTCTTCACCCGCTAATCCGCCACCTCGCCACGCAAGGCGAGGCGTGGCTCCTGTTTGACGCCGATTGGGTCCACACCGTCCAAGCGGCGCCGTTTGAGGCGATGCTCGCCAAGGTTGTGTCCGTGGGCCGGGTCAAGTGGGAGCCGGACTCGGACAGCACCGGCAAGGACAATGCCGCGTGGCATCACTTCACGGCTCCGGTCCATGGCCGGGAGCCCGTGCTTCGCCTCCGCAACGCGGTGCTCGCCAACCCCAACCAAGCGGGCCTCTTCGCATGAGGCGCCACCGCGAAGCCGTGGAGCGCGAGGTGGCGCGGCATCCGGGCGTGACGCTCGCGTGGGAAGAGCGCGGGAGCCACGATGTGGCCCGGCTCACCATTCGCGGCCGCTCGCAATTCATCACCGTGTCCCGCTCGGCTTCATGTTGCCGTGCGGCCGCCAACCAACGCGCGGACGTGCGCCGCGCCGTCCGCACGCTCAAGGGGGGTCAATAATGGCCGCCATCCCGGAGCCGCTGGCGGGCACGCTGGACGCGCGCAATTGCGCGCGCAAACAGCCTTACACCACGGAACTCAACGCGCGCATCAACGCGCAAGCGGTCATCAACGACACCCGCCAGTGGCGCAACACGCCCAAGCGGATGTGGGTTTATCAGTGCTCGCATTGCGGGGCGTGGCACATGACCACGGCCGCCGGACTCAACGGCAACTCGCGCGCCGTCAACAGGCGCGAACTCTATGAAGGGACCGGGCGGTGAGCGGCTGGACCCTTCGGCCCTATCAGCGCGCGGCGATTGATGGCGTCTATGACTATTGGCGCGAGGAAGGCGGCAACCCGCTCGTGGTGCTCCCCACCGGCACCGGCAAGTCCGGCGTGGCGGCCACGCTCAAGCGCGAACTCATCACGGACTATCGGGACATGCGCATCCTCAACGTGACGCACGTTGCGGAGTTGGTCCAGCAGAACTTTGACGAACTCAAGGGCATGTGGCCGTGGGCTCCGGCGGGCATCTATTCGGCCGGGCTCGGCATGCGCGACCTCCGCGCGCAAATCCTCTTCGCGGGCATCCAATCCATCCACAAGCGGGTCCATCGCTTGGGGCCGGTGGACCTTCTCATGGTGGACGAAGCGCACCTCATCCCGCGCAAATCGGGCACGATGTATGGCAACTTTATCACGGCGCTCCGCGAGGCCAACCCGGACATGCGCCTCATGGGGCTCACCGCCACCCCCTACCGGCTCGACTCCGGCCGGTTGGACGAAGGCGATGACGCGATGTTTGACGCCATCGCCTTTGAGTATGGGCTCCGCGAGGCGATTGATGACGGTTATTTGAAGCCGCTGATTTCCAAGGCCACGGCAACCGCGCTCGACACCACCGGCGTGGCCAAGCGCGGCGGCGAGTTCGTGGCCGGTGCGCTCCAAGAGGCGGTGGACAAGGCGGACCTCAACCGCGGCATCGTGGATGACATCGTGCGCTTCGGCCACAACCGCCGCTCGTGGCTCGTGTTCGCGGCTGGCGTGGAGCACGCGGAACACCTCCGCGATGAAATCCGGCGCCGCGGGTATTCGGCGGAAATGGTGGACGGCAACACGCCCAACCACGAGCGCCGCCGCATCATTGAGGGATTCAAGTCCTATCAGATTCGGGCGGTGGTCAATTGCGGCGTGCTCACCACCGGCTTCAACCACCCGGGCGTGGACCTCATCGCGGCCGCGCGGCCCACGGAGTCCACCGGCCTCTATGTCCAGATTGCCGGGCGCGGCACGCGGCCGGTCTATGCGCCGGGCCATGACCTCAGCACGCGCGACGGCCGCATTGCGGCCATCGGCGCCGGTCCGTGCCCCGACTGCCTCTTCCTAGACTTCGGCGGGCTCGTGCGGCGTCACGGGCCGGTGGACATGGTGAAGCCGCGCACACCCGGAAAGGGCGGCGGCGATGCGCCGGTGAAGGCGTGCCCCAAGTGCTTTTCGCTCGTGCACGCCTCCGTCATGACGTGCCCGGATTGCGGCCACGAGTGGGAGCGCCAGCTTTCCGACAAAATCACCAAGTCCGCGTCCATCGGGCCAATCCTCTCCAAGGGCGAGGCGACGTGGCGGGAGGTGGCCCGGCGCCGCTTCTCGCGCCACGAGAAGTTCGGCGGCAAGCCGTCCATGCGCGTGGACTATTTGACGGACGTGGGCGGCAACCTCACCGGCGTCGGCGCCACGTTCAAGGAGTGGGTGCCGTTTGAAGCCGAACGCGCCCGGTTCATCGCTGAGCGGTGGTGGAAGCAACACGGCGGGCTCATGCCGGTCCCGGACACCACCTCCGAAGCGCTCCGCCGCGCCGGTGAACTGAGGCCGGTGTCCAGCATCCGCATTGAGCCCGAAGGGCGGCACTGGCGCATCACCGGCCGCCAGTTCGGCGCCCCCGCGGGCACTGGCAACGATGATGAAGTGACGCACGCGGACGCCTTCGCGGCGAGTTACGGCGGCGGCTCCCGGTGCGGCACGAGCCTCCACCCCTTCGACACGGATTTGGATGATGATGTCCCCTTCTGAGCCCACGCGCGCGGTGACGCGCATTGACCTCATCAATGCGGTCCGCGGCCCATGTTTCATTTGCAAGCGCGAAGCCTTCTCCGGCCTCGCGTTCAAACTCAAGCCGGTGTGCCTCTTGTGCGCGCCGCACTCATTAGCAGGAGAGGTCATGTTGGAGTTCACGGACACGGAGGAAGAGTGCATCACCGCCGGAGGCGAGGCGGCCGGTGCCTACCTTGACCAAATCGGCAAGACGGACCTTGCGGACCTCACGCCCGAGCAATGGCACAAGTTCCTTGGGTGCTTCCTCCACGGCTACAGTGACGCGATGCGCGAGGCCGCGCGCACCAACCCACCCTTCTAGGGGCCACCGCACCAACCCCGCACGTCCACCCATTTTGCGTTAGGTCCACCGCCCCCATGTCATCCCCGTTTTCCGACTCCGCCTCCACTTACCGCGAGCAAGGGCTGAGCGTCATTCCGTGCGGGCCGGGCACGAAGTTCCCGGGGCGTTATACGGCCGCGGACGGCTGGCGCACGGCGCACGATTGGCAGAAGTATTGCTCGCGCCTCTCCACCCACTTCGAGTCGGAGATTTGGGAGCGGTGGCCGGACGCTGGCATTTGCCTCGCGCTGGGCTCGGCGTCGGCTCCGGCGGGCAAGATTCTCGTGGCGGTGGACATTGACACGGACGCGCCGGAAGAGGTTGCGGCCATCAAGTCAGTCCTCCCCGGCTCGCCGGTCATCAAGCGCGGCGCCAAGGGCGAAACGCAATTCTATCTCGCCAACCCGTGCGTCATCAACGCGGCGTTCAATGACGGCAACAAGCGGCGTATGCTGGACCTCTTGGCGCACGGCCGCCAAACGGTCATGCCGCCCACCATCCACCCAACCACCGGCGAGCCCTATGTGTGGCTCACCCCGGACACGCTTGAGTTCTTCGACGTTGCGGACCTCCCGATGCTCCCGGATGACATCGTGGAGCAAATGGGCAAGGCGCTTGAACCGTTCGGCTATCAGGCGCCGCCCAAGCTGGGCGAGCGCGGGGACGCGGACCTCCAAGGCGAGAAGGTCCACCGGGCGCTCAACGATGCGGCGCTCGCCAACCTTGATGCGTGGGTCCCGGAACTCAAGCTGACCAAGTGC